TTGACAAATAGCTATCGATCCTAAATTGGAACCATCCAAGGTTGTATAACCTACCTGCAGCCCTCTGAAAGGAGGAAACTGAAGGAAAAATGGTACATATAAATATAAAATACTTATGATAAAATTATTAAATTCATTTAACAACTTTTCATTTCGTATTATTAAATTATTAGTACCCTCTTTTTCGGGTATGCTTCGTGTAAAAGCGGGGCGACCACTTGTAAATCATCTCTTAAGAGGTGTTTTGCTAGTGAAAGGCTCTGTCACAAATTCTTGGGTTAAAGTTATTATAACTTATGTTCGATATTTATATTATCTGAATAAACACAATGGGCCATCTTACGTGGCTAAGTACCTTAAAGGTTGTGTTTCGTTACTAATGCAAGCCCTTGCGGGTGCACAGCACTCTTCAACACAAGTACTTGGTGTAGCAGTTTCTAGAACGAATCGGGGTTTACCCCGTATCATTCCAAAACTTCATAGATCTAAAATCCGTGAAGGAAACTTACTATATATTAGATTATGGTTGACTTTGTTCAGTGTATATCGAGTAATCGATTATACTGGTAGACTTAAAATATCTACAATCATAACGCCGTCAAAGGCTATAATCAATACTAACGAGTTAGAGCGAGCAACATTGTCACTTAAACAACAATTTAAGTCTAATGTTGCAGCCGATGTAACCAAAGACGCTTTGCGTACTTTTTGGATTGCATCTTCGTCACCTAATACAATTAACGTACCGGTCGCAGATAAGAACATTTCGTCTTATTCTACTTCTGTATACGCCGTAATTGGTTCTTTAAGAGCATATTCCTTTAACAAAATGTGGAATACTGCATTTGAACTTATCGTAAGATTTAAATACATTGGAGGTAACAAGTCAATGAACCCTATTGTCAGAATTCTGCAATTCTGTCAATCAGCGGTTACACACTTTCCGTCCGAAGTATTATATCGAATTAGAGATGATTTTGATTTCGATCAAAACTCTCAATCCGACGAAGTTTCTCTGAATTCGCTTTATTTAGGAAAATTATCCTTTAAAGTTGAACCTGCAGGGAAAATAAGAGTCTTTGCAATGGTTGATTGCTTTACCCAATGGTTGTTATCTCCATTACATAAAGCGATATTTAGTTTTCTCAGAAAAATACCTGAGGATGCGACTCACGATCAAGATTTGACGTTGAGTACATTTGTGGAACGTTTACGTAACAGTAAAATCAAAGAAGTTTATTCTTTCGATTTAACTGCTGCCACTGACCGTATTCCAGTATCCGCTCAAGCAATAATATTGGATATATTTGCTGAACGAAAGGTTGGAGCTGTTTGGTCAAAATTCCTAACAAGTAGATGGTATAAACTATCTACCCCTGTTTGGGATCCAAAAGCAGTAACTTGTAGTGCTTTAGGTATTGATCCTGAAAAAGATAAGGATAATCCTTATCTTCTTCTGAAACTAAGTAAAGCTGGTAATGACGGATTACAATTGCCGTATGTGCATGCTGTTAAATATGCAGCAGGCCAGCCCATGGGAGCTCTGTCTTCGTGGGCGATGCTTGCTTTAACTCACCATATTATGGTTCGTATAGCCGCGCTTCGCGTAGGTTATAGAGAATTTTCCTTTTATCTAGTCCTCGGTGATGACTTAGTTATCGCCGACAAACGAGTTGCCGCTGCTTACTTAGCATTAGCAAAAGAATGGGATATTGAGATAAATTTATCCAAATCCGTTCTTTCTGATAATGGATCTCTAGAATTTGCTAAACGTTTTGTTTACAAATACGAAGATGTTTCCGGTCTCTCTTTCAGAGAAATGGCCGTAGCTAAGTACGACATAAGAGGATTACTACAGTTATTTACTAGAATCAAAAGATTCAGAAATATTCGTATATCTGAACTCTTATCATTTCTGGGCCATGGATATAAAGCTTTATCTCGTATTAATACTAGATATACTAAATTGGGAAGAAGTATGGCGAAAGCCTTATTATTACTTTCTTACCCTAAAATGATATTTTCTAAACTTAATACGTATAAAGAATGGATTACTTC